CGTCGTGATCGCGTCGCCGCCGTCGTCGCGCTCGCCGATGGGCAAGGTGCCCGGCGCCGCGTCCTGGTTCTGCGTGAAGAAGCCGAAGTGATTCGCGCCGTGCTCGGCGGCCAGCACCGCGGCCAGCATGAAGCCGCCCAAGTGGTGCAGGCTCAGCATGCCAGGCGCCATCCACGGGATGCCGCGCACCTGCTCGGCGCGCTCGACCTTGAAACCATGGATGATGTCCTCGGCCGCCAGGCGCACACGCTGCCGCGAGGTGCGCGGGCCGTCGTTCGGGTGCGCCTCGAAGATGTGGACCGCGACGGTTCGGCGATAGGCGTCTACCTCCACGCCCATGATGACGGTGTTCCCCGTCGAGTGCTCGACGCCGTTGAAGGTGGTGTCGATCCGATCCACGTCGATGAGCTGCAGCGCGAAGTTGAATTCATTGCGCGCATCGGGGCCACGCACCATCCGCACCAGAAACTCGCCGTCGCTCGGGAGACCTCCAACCAGCGTCTCGCACATGTCGCGCAGCGACTGGCGGCCGGTGACATCGCACACGGCCTGCCAGCGCACGAAAGCCGCCTCGATGGCATCGTTGGCGAGCTTGTCGGCCTTGCCCGGCGCGATCTCGGCGCGCGATTGCATGACGAAGCCGGCCGGACCGACCATGTTCGTTTCGACCATGCCGCAGAACTTGCGCGCGTAGTCGTTGTTGTTGCGCAGCTCGCGCCCGCGCGCACGGAGTCGGTCGAGGTCGCCGCGCAGCTCCTCGTTGATGCTCGAATAGGTCGCGATCCAGTCGGCCGAGAGGCGGTCGATGCGTGCAGCCTGGAAGCGGCGGACCTGCGTCTTCTTGGCGATGGGCTTGCCGCGGAAGAGGCTGCGAAGGAATGCGGCGGCCTTCATGCGCCGAACCTCACCATGATGCGGCCGGACACGCCCCGCGGGCCGCTCTTGCCCTCTTCCGCGGCGACCTCGCGTTGGTACTTCGTGCGCATCGCGTGCAGCTCGTTGAGAGGGATGTACTTCAGGCGGCGGCCGTTGATTTCGTATTCGGCCGTCGCGCTGGTGGCCCGGCCTTCGAGTACCGCCTCGATGGCGTCGAGGGTGCGGCGGGCATGAGAGCGGACATCGCCTGCGGCGCCGAACGATGGCGCGACGGTCAGCCGTCCTGAGGCGACCGTGTAGACCTCATCAGCGTTGGTGACGCGCGCTCGCCAGTCATAGGCGCCGGGCGCATAGCTCTGCGTGGTCTGCGCGGAGACAACAACGCGAAACGCCTTGCCGTCAGCGGTCGCGGGGATCTCGTAGCGATGCATCGCGTTGAGCAGTTCGTAGCTCAACGCCCAACCGGCCGAGGCCGGGTAGTCCGCAAGCGTTCGCGTCCATTTGACGGTATCGCCGGGAATGATGGAGATGGGTTCGGTGTTGGAAGTGTCGATAGCCACGGTCAGGCCTTTGGTCAGTGTTGACCGGACTATCGAAGAGGGATGCTGACATCGACAAGGCGAGGGATGTCACTTCTCGCGAGGCGAGTCGCCCCCTGCCAGCATCTAAATATCGACCAGCTTGTGTTCGATGGCGTATTCCTTCCCGCGGGCAGTCAAAGTAACAAACCCGGAAATAGGCTGATGCACCAGACCCTTAGAGACCGCTTGCTGAAGAAAAATGTCGAACATGATCCGCGACATCGAAGCCTTACTTAGTATCTGGCTGTACTGCAGCATATCGCTGGATGATTTTTCGAACGCCTCCACTACCAACTCCATCACTTGCCGCACACCGTCACCGGTCTTCTCGGGCGGGGTCGCCGATACGGGTGTAAACGGGTTACTGGCCACTGGTGGCTTTACGAATAGCGGTGCCCCATGCAACGAACGAAGCAACTCATCATAGGAAAATTCGAACTGTTCTTCCCGCGAGAAGTCCAAATACATCTTTGAACTTAGGAATGTCGGCACCGAATGAGTTCCGTTTTGTCGGATCACAGGAATGACCTTCGTAGAATCGACCGACTTCATCAAGTCAGCCGTCACGATCATTTTTTCGTAGCCGACCCCTCCGGTGCCTGCATTGGCCTTCGCTACGTACTTGTTGGTGCAAATCATCAGCACTCGATCCGCCGCAGCGAGATTTTTCTCCATGAAACTCGGCAGATCAGCCCCCGGCCCGAGGTCCCACTGATCAAGCGCAGCGTCTACGCCGTTATTCCTTAACCTGGTGGCAAAGTCGAGAACCCATTTTTTGTGCTCTTGTGAGTCGTGGGAGTAGGAAATAAAGGCTTTGGGAATTGTCACTGTCAGTCTCCAAACGGGCGACGCATCAGGCTGAAGGTGGGAGCGCAGGGAGCGGGGGCAGGGTTGCAGTGCCCAGCGTTGGCGCAACTCGAGTGGGAATCGGCGGAAACAGCCTTTTTGCCTTTTCTGGAAGAATATAGACCTCTTCCAAAAGGTGGTTAAGGACGGTCATTGCAAGGCCCAATTGCGCAGGAGCGTGGGGTTCAACTTCGTGAGCCGCCAAATTTCCGAGCGTCCGAATTTGATGCAACACATCTGCGCGCACCTGAGTCAGAACGCCCTGTTTTACTAGGTCATCAATTTGGCTAAACAAGCTGCTCCCTTTAGCAGCCTTATCCCTGCACAGCGTCTCAAGAATCGCTCTAACTCCTATGCCCGTGAGAATAGGTTGATCAGACGTCAGTGCGTGGGTTGTTTCTTGATATATGCGGCGCAGCTTGTCAGGCAGCAGCCAAACTTCATCTTTCAAGCCAACGTAGCCCGCGATCCGCGATGGATAGAGCTTTTCGTTAATCGTATGCTCGGCCTGCACTTCACCGTTATCGTCGTACCATTGATTTACGTCTTCCGAGTTAGAAGCCGCTGAACGAAACGAGATCATTTTGCACCCCATGCACTGCAAAGTCTGATACTCCGTTTGCCAGTCCATGTGATGGTCGGAACCCGACACTTTTGCATCAGCTACAACTCGGTGCGCTGTGCTTCCCACGCAGCGCTGGCACTGCACCTCAATTTCAGCGCCGAGTGCGTAGTTCACTTTGAGAGTATCGCCAGCCATGATGAGTTGTAACCTGTAGTGATTACACATAGTAACGCTCGACTTGTCGGCGCACTAATCATTTCGTCGGTGACTTGATGATTCTGTGCACTTGGCGCTCAGAAAGCTCGTACCGCCGCGAAAGCAGCTTCACCCGCTCGCCGGCCAGGTAGTCCCGGAAGATGCGGCTGTTCCGATTGCCATGCCCCTCCCCGCGGCGCTTCGCAATGAACACGCGGTCACCACCCCAGTCCGCCCGGATGCCGGCCTCTACGCCCTTCACCATCTCAGGCGTCAGCTCGCCTTTGGCTTCGGCAAGCGCTTCCTGCACTCGCCCGAGGATGTCGAGAACGATGTCATTGTGGTTTGTGATGTTCACCATGTTCTAGCGGAGAAGGATTGACGGGAGGGACGTTGAACTGTTCGGCGCAGCGGGGCCGGCTTCGTTGGCGCGGCCGGTGGCGGTGGGCTCGTCGGCGTCGCGCTCGGCTCGGCGCCTGCCTGCTCGGAGGGCTGCTCGATCGATTGCGTTTCGCGTGGAACGTCAGTCGGTGAAACCTCTTCGGTTTGTTCCACGCGAAACAGATCCCCATTCGGCGGCTGCACGATGGACTCCAGCCGCTCCCACATCTTTCCGGTGTAGAGGTGCAGCCCGAGCATGTGCGTGCAGAAGATCGCGTAGACGGTGCAGTCCAACGCTTCATTGCGCGCACCGGGCGACTTCATCCACCGGTAGGCCTCCCCGCCGGCCACACGCTGCGGCACACGCGCTTCGGAGGTCAGTTGCGTATAAAACTCGGGCGGCAGATCCTTGCTGAAGTGGACGAAGCCGGCGCCCCTCTTCTCGACGCACAGGCGGCCATACATCAGATCCTTCGCCGTGTCGGTGCCGACATACCAAAGGCGAACACCGCGCTTGATGATCTTCCCGCCCCAGTTCACGTCCTGCACGGTGGCCTTGCTCTTGACCATCTTGCTCGGCTGCGGATCGCCGCGTACCGCGAAGACCCGTTCGCGCTCGCGCTGGCGGCAGTAGTTGTAGGCCTGGTGCGTGAAGTGGCCGCCGGTGTCCACAGCCATGGCCTCGATCTTCATCGCCTGTCCGCTCTCGTGCTGAAAGATCGTCTTGCGGTAGGCATCAAGGTGCGACCAATCGCGCTCGTCGGCCGGGTTCGCATAGATCACGCTGTAATCGATGCACCACATTTCCTCGCCGCGACCAATGGCCCAGGTCACCAGCTCGAAGCGGTTGTCCTGCACGTCCACGCCGGTGACCAGCACGAGGCCGCCATACGGGACCGTGAAGCGGCGGTAGCCCTCGGCCCGGCGCGAGAGCGCGTGCTCGTCGGCGCGCTCGACCACGGCCTCCCAGTACTGCGCAAGGGTCTCGTTCACGAAGCCTTCGAGCGGCGCCGTGTCCCCTGCCTTCGCCTTGATCGTGGCTTCGAGGAATTCGCGCACGATGTCGGACCATGCACGCTGCGGGCTGTAGCCGCTCCACATCTCGACGAAGGCCACATGCCGCGGGGCGCGGATGACGACGCCTTGCGCATCGGTCCAGACGTGCAGATCGTGGTCGTAGCGATACCGGCC